ATCGCGACGCCGGCCCTCCCCCCCCCCCCCCTCACCAATCCGGAGACCACGATGACCGACGTTGCTGCCGCCGAAGAGACCGCCCCGAAGCCGAAGCGCGCCCGCAAGCCGGCCGCCAAGAAGGCCGCCAAGAAGGCCGCCAAAAAGGCCGCGAAGCCGAAGGCCGAACCGATGACGCCCGAGCAGCGCAGCAAGGCCGTCGCGAAGTCGTGGGAAGACCCGGACGTTGCCGCCGCGCGCGCCTGCCGGTACAACATCAGGGCGTCCGGCACGCTCTACCGCTCGATGAATGCCGCATTCACCGAGCTTGGCCTGCCGATGGGGCGTTACATCGCCTTCCGGACCGCGCTCGTCAAGGGCGGCGTCCCGGTCGTTTTCGAGTACGAAGGCCGCAAGCTCAAGTTCGAAGCCATCCCGGTCGTGAAGGAGGAATAGCCTTCATCGCCCGCCCCGCGCTCCGGTTTAAGGGAGGCGGGGCTAAGGCGTCACATAATACCGCTTGCGCCGTCCGTCGATCCGTAGTTCAAAGTGAATGCCGGGTCGATCCGGCGAACGCAGAAAGGATAGCAAGATGAATACGAAAATGACCGCCGCCAACCTCCGGACTATCGCCACCTACGGCGAGGCCGCGATTTCCGAACTAGATAGCGCCATCGGTGATATCGAGAATGTCATTTCCAGCCTCGAAACCGCGAAAGAATAGCGCGTGCCCGTCGTCTGGTACGATATCGGTTGCTCCCCGGCCGCTGCCGCGAAGGCCTACGGCTTGCGAGTCGGCTCTTGCTCTTGCTGCGGCCGGGAGCTTACGGACCCGGTGAGCATCGCGGCCGGCATCGGCCCCATCTGCGCCGGCAACTACGGTTTCTAGCTAGCCCTCAAAAATACCTCTTGCTCCCACCCTCCGGCGGGAGTACAAAGTGAATGCCGGATCGATCCTGCGAACGCAGAAAGGATATTGTAATGGGCATAGTGATCCCCCGCCCCGCAATGCGCTCCCGCGAAGAGCGGATGATTCGTGCGCGGCTCCGCCATTTCGATACCCGGCACGCAGAGCTTCTCGCGTCCGGCGCGACCGATGACGATGCTACGGCGATTGCCTACAAGGAAGCGCGTTCGCTGCGCTTCAATCGCAAGGGGGAAGTATGCAACCGCGCAACCCTTCCGAGCTTCGCGCCGTGACCCCCGCAGAACGCCGCCGGCTGGCCCGGTATCACCGCGACGTCGCGCGCAACTATGATAGGCTTGCGACGGACCGGCGCAATATCGGGGCCGATCTAGCCGGCATTTATCGAGACATGGCCCGGCAGTCGCGCGCGCTGGCGAAAAAACTGGAGGACGGCAATGGCGAATAAGCGCCTCAAGGTCGGCCCCGGCGGCCGGCGCTGCGCCTGCTGCTTTCCGCCGCCCCGGAGCCGCGAGCGCCGCGCGATCTATCGTCGGGCGAAGCGCGTTGAGCGGCAAGCCGCGCTCCGGGAAGCCCTCACCGATGCAGCCGCGGAGGAAGCCCGGGCAGCGGAGTTGCCGCATGATCCTTAGCTTCAACGCGCGCACTGAGCACATATATCGCGATGGCGCGGCAGTCGGCAGGATCACCCGCTGCCCGGGAGGCGTGCGCTACACGCCGTTTAGCTTCGATCCGGAGCCTATTGAAGCACCTTCGCTAACAAAGCTGTTAGCGAAGGTGCGACAGGCTCTAGAAGGCCAAAAATAGCCCTTGCGCCCCGGTCCGCGAAGGACTACAGAGTGAATGCCGGAGACGATCCGGTGACGCAGAAAGGATAAGACAATGAATAACCAAGCAACCCGCCTCGGCATAGGCCGCGCAACGACTCCGGCCAATAACGAAATTACTGCCATCCGGCATCGCGGCTATACCGATGCCTCGCGCAGCCTGCCCTACCCGGCCGACTATGACCGCAAGATGTCCCCCGTCGAACAACTCGCCTACGAACGCGGCCGGCACCAGTGGGCAATCGCGAGCGCGGAGACGGCTGGCGCCGCGCCGAAATGGAAGCGCAACGAGCGGTTTCCGACCGCTCTTTCCCGAGCCGGGCGCGCGCTCCGCGATTCGGTTCTCATCCAAACGTCGATGCGCGCCGGCTTCTATGCCTTCCGGCGGGAGGCATAGATGAGCGCCCAGAAAGAGCTAACCGCCGATCAGCTTGCGATCATAGAAAAGGTCCGCAAGCTTCTCGCCCTCGCGGAAGCCAACGACAACCCCAACGAAGCCGCGGCAGCGGGCGCGAAGGCGCAAAAGCTGCTGGCCGACTACAATCTGGAAAGCGCTAACGTCGAGGGCGCGACGCAGGACGACGCCCGGGAAGCGGTGAAGCTCGATGGCGGCACGCACGCCTTCCAGCGCGATCTTTGGCGGGCAGTCGCGGAGCTTAATTTTTGCTCCTACTGGGCGCAGGAATACACCGCGACTGAGACCAAGCACGTCTGGTCGAAGGCCGGCGCCTCGCTCGGCACTCAAACCAAGCAGGTAAAGCGTCATCGCCACAACCTTATCGGTCGAATCGTCAACGCCCGTATGACAGTCGCGATGGCGACTTACTTGCTGGAAGCGATTGAGCGCGTCCTGCGCGAGCGCTTGAACGGCGCCCCCGCCGGCTCTAACTGGGCGTGGAGCTTCAGGAAGGGCGCCGCGTCCACCCTAGTCGGCAAGCTTTACGACCGGCGCGCGGAGTACATCGCGGAAGAGAACGAAAGGGCGCGACGTGCGGCAGCGTCGAGTGGGCCTGCCTCCGGCTCCACCGCGCTCACCCTCACGACCTTCGCGAAGAGCGAGAAGGAACGCAACGATGACTTCCGCTTTGGCGAAGGCTGGAGCGCGCGGCAGGCAATCGCGGCAGCAAAGGCCGTCGCGGCCCACGACAAGATGCGCAAGGCGTTCACGGAGTGGCGCGAGAAGCATCCCAAGGCGCCCGCTAGCAAGTTCAAGTTCACCGACGAGAACGGGACCGAGTGGCGCTACGGTCGCGCCTCCAGCGGACGCAGCGCCCGCGATACTTCGATCAATGCCGATGCCTACGATGACGGCCGGCAAGCCGCGGAGGATATCGGGCTGGACACTCAGGTTGCGCACGCGCCGCAGGGGAGGCTTGGGTGAAGCTCTTCTCCACCAACTTGGGCGGCAATCTGCATGACGCCACTAATTTTGTGAACCGGATGGGATGGGCAACAAACGTCGTTCACTTCCATTGCACAACCGGACACAACTCTATCATCATCCTCCGGTTCGCGGACGACTACGACCCGGAGGCTGCGATGCGCGCGACCGACCGCACGACGCCGCCGCGATCTAACGCAGCGGCGTATTTTATGAATCCTAGAAACATGAAGAAAGGAGAACCGCCACCGTGGTAAACCAAAAAGAAACCTACCTAGGCGACGGCGTGTATGCGTCGTTCGACGGATATCAAATCTGGCTGCGAACGCTGGAAGGCAACCGCATCGCGCTGGAGTCCGTTGCCTACCTAGCGTTGCTCGCTTATGTCAAACAACTCCGCGTTGACCCTCCGGCAGAACTCGCGGAATAATCCCCTTGCCTCCCGCGACGCGAGAGGCGACGATAGCAACCACAGAAAGGATATCGACATGACCGCTCATAGCATTCAGAGCCACGCAGGCGGGGCGCGACCGTGGCCGCCCGGCCGCAACTACTTCGTTTACAATGCCGGGACCGGCACCTATTACGCCGGCACCGTCACGGAAGGCTATGCCCCCGCGCTGCGCCTCGCGCGCGACCGCGCGACCGCGGCAGCCTTCACCTTGAAGTCAGAGGCGAGCAACGTGCAACGCCGCCTTGTCCGCCGTCAGCGCGGCTGGATCGTGGTAGGAGCTTCGCCGTGAATTGGAAATATTGTCTAAGCGTGCCGCCCGGCTTCACCGAGGAAGAATTGCGCGACTTCATGAAAGGGCGTCTAGGCGTTAGCCCCGTTTTCTTAGAGCCTGCTAAGAAGCGCATTTTGGTCGGCGGGAGTACCAACGAGATGGCAATTGAGGAGGCGCAAGATTTGTGGCGCGCTATGTCGCTTCGCGGGATCGTTAGCCGTCTCACGGCCTATGCCCTGCCGCGCTGCCCGTTCTGCGGCGGCGAGAACACGGAAACCGGAGCCTATCCGGTTCCCCGTATTAACCAAGGGTTTTACGTCACGTTCTGTCGCGATTGCGGGGCGGGCGGGCCGAACAAGCCCACCGCCGAGGCCGCGGAAGCCGCATGGGAGAGGCGCGCGCAATGATTGGACAATCCCCTCAACTGATTGTCGGAGCCGGCCTAGCGGGCCTGCTAGCGGCGCATGCGTGGCCGGGGATACCTCTCTTGGAGGTATCCCCGGGACCGGGCGCCGGCCACCGCGCGCTGCTCCGGTTTCGCAGCGACGCCGTGAGCCGTCTAACCGGAATCGACTTCCGCAAGGTGATCGTCCGCAAGGGCATCTGGTCCAACGGCCGGTTCGTCGCGCCCACCATCGCCCGCGCTAACGCCTATTCGTTTAAGGTGCTAGGAGAATACACCTCCGACCGCTCAATCTGGAATATCGACCCGGTGACGCGCTTCGTTGCGCCAGAGTCGTTCTATGATCAGCTAGTCGAGTATGCCGGCAGCCGCATTCAATGGAATACGCCGTGCGACTTCTCGTCCCCGAATATCGCGTCGCCGATCATCTCGACGGCGCCGCTCGATAGCACCCTAGCCGCATGCGGGATGCGCCCGTTGGAAATGAAGCGGGCAGCAATCGGCGTTGCGCGCTTCCGCATCCCGGGCGCCGATCTATTCCAGACGGTCTATTTTCCGGACGCAGAGTTAGGCGTTTATCGCGCCTCGATCACTGACGATCTTCTTATCATCGAGACGGCGGACGGCACCCCCGGTGTGCTTAGCGCCGAAATTGCGGCAGTCGAGCGCGCGCTGGGCATCCCTTACGACCGCTGGCGTGTTCTCGATGAAAGCAAGCAAAAATACGGCAAGATCATCCCGTTGCAGGATGAAGTGCGCAAGTCGATCCTTTTCCAGCTAACCCACGATCATGGGATATACAGCCTAGGCCGGTTCGCGACGTGGCGAAACGTCCTGCTAGACGACGTGGTGGACGACATCGTAGTTATCAAGCGTCTGCTGCGCTCCGGCGATAAGTACGACGTTGCCCGGGCACGCGCATCGTGAACGCCCGGTGGCGCTGCCGGTTTTGCGCGACGACCGGCTGGGGTAATATCGTGCCGCATGATCGCCCGGACGGCGATAGTTGCCGGCCCTCCGGGCAGCTATCGGAGGCGAAGAGCAAGGCCGCGCTCGCGCGACGGCTGAGAGATAGTGACGGGGTGAAGCATCCCGTTACCGCGGCCCGGATTACGGCTGAGACGACCACTATAGTCGCACCGGGCCGCCCCTATTTGAAGGAGACGAACGATGGCTGATGAAAAGACGGAAGCGCGCGGCGAAGATACCGGCGAGTCGATCATGCTGATCGATAAGGACGGAAATGAAGTTCCGGTGCCGCCGATGTCGAAAAAGAAAAACGTCACCCTCCATATCTATCTGCCGAAAGACGGCGGCGATGAGGCGATGTCATGATCCGGGCCGTGATGGTGTTTGACGACGCTTCCTTTAAGGAAGGTGAGCACAAACGCGATAAGGGCGGGAAGTTCTCCACAACAGGCGGCGGGGGCGGCTCCTCCTCCGCTTCGCCTTCGTCAACCGCCGAAGGCGAAGCGGAGACGAAAGGCGGCGGCAAGTATCACGTCCATTACAAGATGGTATCGCTGCTGAAAGACAACGGCTTCAAGCAGGCGAAGGGCGGCCCGACTCCGGACAACAATTTTCATTTCGATCACCCGTCCGGCGCGAAGGTAGTCATCCATCCGCATCCGGAGGGAAAGAAAAGCTCCACCGAGTACACGCTAGAGAAGCCGGGCAGCGAGCCGCTAAAGGGCAGCGGCCTAGCCCTTAAGAAGCTCCTAGACCTCGCGGTGGAGAAGCAAACCGCCGCTAATCCGCCGGCCGCGGAACCGCCGAAGGCCGAACCGCCTGCGACTATCGAGAAGCTCAATGAAGCCCTCGCGGCGCCAACCGCGAAACCTAAGGATCTCGCGGCAACGCTTATCGATAAAGGCTACAATTTCGAGAAAGCAATCGGAGACAAGCAGCACGTATCCGTGTTCAAGAAAGGTGACGCGAAGGTTGAGTTCGATCTAGACAAGGACACTTGGCTTGCATCAACGCCCGGCTACCAGACGAAGGAAGGCAGCGGCGCGGAGAACCTCGCGGACTTGCTCGCGGGCGGCAAGGCCACCGAGAAGAACGGTGAGTTTACTTGGAAAAATTCCTCCAAGACAACCTTGGCCGCAGGAACGTCGAGCGGCGGCGCTGCGCCATCGGGCAACACGGCGAACGAGCCGCCGGAGAACGCCACTCACAAGATGCTCGCGAAGGCCGCGCCCGCCGCGAGCGACGCGGAAGAGAAGGCGATCAGCGACTACACCGGCAGTTCGTACAAAGCTTGGAATAACAGCCTGCGACATGATCCGCATTTCGCCGCAACGGATATGCGGACTAAGCGGCTCGATCAATACCTCGCGCGCGCAACGATCCCGGAGGACGTTACGCTATATCGCAAAATCGGCGGCGAGTTCGCGCAACATCTATTCTCTGTCCTGTTTGAGGGCGCAAAGTATAGCGACAAGGGATACAGCAGTACGTCCACGCACGAAGAGGTGTGGCACGGCGAAGTGAAAATGATTATCGATGTCAAGAAAGGAGCGAAGGGCGCGAGCGTTAAGGCAATCTCTGCGCACGGCAAGGAAAATGAAGTATTGCTGGCGCGCGATACTCGATACATCGTTAACAAGATCGATCACGCAACGAAAACCCTGCACGTTTCGATAGACCAAGACCACGTCCCGAAAGGATAACCATCATGAAAGCTACCCTAATCTCCTACACCCCGCACGCCGTCGAGCTTTTGCTATTCACAAAATCGACTCGTTTGAATATGGCACCGTCGCTGCTAAACGAAATCCACGAATGGTCGCCCAAGAAGAAAGCCGCAGAGCTAGATTATATGGCGCGCACCATTCCTAGCTCGTGGGAGTTTGTGGACTACGTGTTTTTGCTGGAAGGCGTTAGCCGCGCCTTCACCCATCAGCTAGTGCGGACGCGCCACGGTTCCTATGCGCAACAGAGCTTGCGCGTCGTGGACGCGGGGGCTTTCGATTACGTGCATACCGCGCGGAGCAGGGCGGACGAAACCACGGCCCAGACTATCGAATATGCAATGGGCAATGTCCAAGCCGCGTATCGTAAATTGCGAAATTGCGGACTGCCGACAGAGGACGCGCGCGGCATCCTGCCCACGAACATCGCCACGAACATCGTAGCCAAGTTCAACCTCCGGACCTTCGCGGAGCTTGCCCGCTCGCGGACCGGCGGCCGGACGCAGGGCGAGTATCAGGACGTATTGAACGCCATGGCAGACGCGGCGGTTGCCGTCCACCCGTGGCTGCCGCTCTTCCTTTTCCCGAAGGGTCGTGACGCCTTCGCGGAAATCGAGGCTTTCGCGACGCGCACCTTCCCCGATGACCTCGCGAAGAAGGGCGAGCTTTTGAAGATCGTTGACGCGATGCGCAAGGGGGAATCGTGATGCGCGGCGATCTAATCGATATCACCGTGATGATCGAACGGGAGACTGAGAAGGCATGGGGCCTGAATAACGGCACGGCGCCGCTTATCTGGATTCCGAAAAGCATGAGTGAAGTGGACGACCGCAAGCCGAACGGCCTAGCAACGATGACGCTGCCGGAAAACTTCGCGAAAGAGAAGGGGTTGATATGAGTACGGTGGAATACGATAGAAACGGAAATATAACGGCGTACCGCGCGCATGAGCCGCCGGTCGTGGAAACTTACGGAGAGCAGGCGACAGGAAAATCGGCGGGGAAGATAGCCGCGCCTAAGCGTTCACCGACTGTCCCGGAGATACTAGAGGCAGCGGCCGAGACGTACCGCGCGCGCAACGCGATATACGGCGACAACTACAAGAACACCGGCGCCGTCATGCGGGCGCTTTTCCCGGACGGCGTGAAGCTCGTAACGGAGGACGATTTCAACCGTTGGTGTCTATTCGAGCTAGTGATCGTGAAGCTAACGCGCTTCACCAACTCCGGCCTAACGCATATCGATTCAATGCACGACACGGCAGTCTATGCCGCGATGCTCGAAAGCATGACACCGCCCGACGCTGCCGCAGTCTTTTCCCTTCCTAGAAAGGAAACCAAATGAGCCGTGTTCTCGTCACCGGATCAGCATCCGGCCTAGGCTCCGAGATTGTCGTGGCGCTGCGCTACGCGAATCACAACGTGATCGAGTTCGATTACATCTACGGGCGCGATGTTCGCGACCCTGTGAGAACATGGGGCGAAACTCCGCCCAACGACCTAGACGTGCTCATCAACTGCGCCGGGGTAAACCGTCTAGGCTGGCTGGAGAATTTCGCAGAACGCGACTGGGACGACGTTATGGATACGAACGTCAAGGGAATATTCAAAATGGTGCAGTGGTGCCTGCCGTCCCTGACCGATACGAAAGGCACGATCATCAACATCGTCTCGAATGCCTCGCACGTCCCGATGACGTGTAGCTCGGCATACAACGCGAGCAAGGGCGCCGCGCATATCCTCACGCTCCAGATGGCGCGCGAGCTAGGCAAGCGGCACGGTATCACCGTTTTCGGAATCTCTCCCAACAAGATGGCTGGCACAGAGATGAGCCGCGCGCTTGAGCCGCAAGTCGAAGCCCTTCGCGGCTGGACGCCGGAGGAAGCGCGCGCCTATCAGCTTGCCGCGCTGCCGGCGGGAGCCGAGACGCCGCCCGCGCTCATCGCGGAGTTTATCGCCTTCCTGCTCTCTTCTAAGGAGCGGCATCGGTTCCTCGCAGGTACGGTGATTCCATATGGTGCATGATGCGCGCCTGACTAGCTGGATGATAATCGAGAGAGCAACGCGCAAGGTTATCTGCGAAACATTTAAACCTGTCGTGGTTTCTTCGATCAATATCTCGAAATACGAAGCGGTCCCTATTCTTCAATATTTGCAGTCGTTAAATATGCCCTTGCCGCGCCCGAAGGCGACGGCTAAGCTGGACGCATAAAGGAGAAAAAGGATGGCTAGATTCACGATAGACGCAATCGCGCTTGCGCCGCCGAGCGCGGCAAAGGCGATTGAGCTTCTAACGATGCTGGGCCTCGATGAATGGTCGTCGGATATCGCGAAGGCAGGCGGCGTTACTCGCGGATCGATTGAAGAGTTGTACGAAGCGGAATTGCATTTCAACACTCAGGCGACCGGCGGTGCCCCTTTGCTGGAAATCGTAGACTACAAAAAAGGGGCGCCTTGGTTTGACGCGAGCTGCGTTAGCCATCTCGGCACGCATTGTTCAGAAGAAGAGCTAAAGGAATGGAAAGCGAAATTTACCTTTTTCGGCATCCCGGTGGCGAAAGAAGCGTTCACCTATTCTCACACCAACCCCGCTATCGCAGGGAAGCGGCGATATCATTACGTGATATTCGACACACGCGCCGTGCTGGGCGTCGATCTGGAGTTCATCGTTAGGAGAGATGCGCGAACGCAGCGGCGCGTCAAATATATCGGCTCGGCTCCGGGGTTGGTTGGGAAAACCGCGTTAGCCGCCAATACGGATTACGGAGATGCGGGAAACATTATTCGCGTTCAATTTGACGATCCGGAATTGGTTTATCACGATGTGCGACTAAGCGTAGGCTGGCATGCTTGGCCTAGGTCGTTGTTCAAGTATATCGATGAGGACGATTCATGAAAAACGTCCTAGTTTGGGATACGGAGACAACGGGATTACCGTTGCACCCGGCGGCGGCCCTCGCGTTGCAGCCTCACGTTATCGAGTTTGGCTGCGCGATCCTGAGCGGCAAGACCGGCAAGCTTATCGAGACGCGCGAGTGGCTAATTAACCCGGGTGTCCCACTGCCGCCGATCATCACGAAAATCACCGGGATCACTAGCGAAGACTTGCAGGGCAAGCCTTCGTTTGCTGCCGCGTGGCCGGCTATCGCGGCGACGTTCACGGAGTGCGGTTTAGCGATTGCCCACAATGAGCCCTTCGACCACAGCATGATAGAGTTTGAGTTAACTCGCTTAGGCCAGACGGATTTTATCTGGCCTAAGCGGTTGTGCACTATCGGCCTGTTCCGCGGCGCCTTCGGGTATGACATGAAACTCACCGATCTATACGCAAACGTGACCGGGCGAACGCTAGACCAGAAACACCGCGCGGCCGGCGACGTTTCCGCACTCGTGGAAATCGTGCAGGAGGGCGGATTGTGGAAGCTGTAGTTAGCGACGAAGGCGCGGCATGGGCATTAGGATACAGCGCGTGGAAATTGCGAATGCCTGCCATATCGCCTTTCCTTCCCGGAACGAGAAATCACTCAAAATGGGGCGAAGGTTGGGAAGCCGCGAATCGCGAGCATATCCGCCGCGAAAAGAGGAAGGCATGAAACTCGCGCAACTCCGCATCCGCACTGAGTTTAGCTTTCGGCAGGCTTTCGGGCCGTTGCCCCGGGTAGCCTCCGCGCTGGAGGCTACCGGCTGCCCGGCGGCCGGGATCGTGGACGATAGCACTTGGGGACACGTCCGGTGGGGTGCTGCGCTGGCTGCCGTGGGCGTAAAGCCCCTATTCGGTACGACCGTGGCCGTCCCTAGCCCGGACGGCGCCCGACGCCCTCTAGCGTGGGCGCTAGCCCGGGAAACTCGGGCCTTCTATCGGTTCTCGACGGCAGCACGGCTGCCGGGCGCAGACGTGCAAGCCCTATTCCGGGCCGGCGGAGGTGCTGCCGTGCGCTTCGCAGGGGCGGCCCTCACGGACCCGGAGGATTTCGACTATATCGATATCAATCCGGGCAGTCCCGTAATGACGGCCCGGGCGCTAGCCCTCGCCAAGAAGACCGGAAAACCTCTAGTCGTCACCTCCGACAACCTCTATCCGACGCCCGCAGATAAGGCGGCGTTTCAGGCGATGGGCGGGCGCGAACGGACGACACCGCAACATATCCTTTCCCTCGATGAGCTTCGGATTGCGCTGCCGGAACTATCTAAGGCTCAATTCAACCGCGCCATCGAAAATAACCTAGCGGTCGCGGAAGCGTGCGCGAGCGTCCTGCCGGCTGCGCCCCTAATCAAGGTGAAGGGTGATTTCCGAAAGATGGTCGAGGCCGGACGCAAGTCGCGTCTCGCCCGTGGCCATCTCCCGGGCTGGCCTCCCGAATACGCAGCACGACTAAAGCGGGAAATCCTCGCCATTGAAGCGAAGGAATATCAATCGTACTTTCTCGTTGTGGCGGACCTAGTGCAGTGGGCGAAGAAACATATGCTAGTCGGCCCGGGCCGCGGTTCGTCTGCCGGCTCCCTGCTTTGCTACCTCGTCGGCATCACGGAGGTGGACCCTATCCCGCACGGCCTGCTGTTCGAGCGCTTCATCGATTTAACGCGAAAGGACTTGCCCGATATCGATATCGACTTCAACGACAACAAACGCGAGATGGTGTTCAAATACCTCGCAGAAAAGTACGGCGCCGCGAACGTCTCCCGCATCGGAAACATATCGACGCTTCAGGCTCGCAGCGTCCTCGCGGAAGCGTGCAAGCGCCTAGGCATCCCGGACCGCGAGAAGTTCGACCTGTTCAACGTCCTTATCGAGCATAGCAGCGGCGACGCTCGTTACGGCAAGGGCGTCGAGGACACCCTAACCGAAACCGAGGTGGGACGAAGCTTCGCGCGACGCTATCCAGAATCGGCTATCATCACCAACCTCGAAAACCATTCATGGCATACCTCCGTCCACGCCGCGGGGGTGATCGTCTCTAATGAAGCGGTAAGCGACTATTGCACTGTCGTGGACGGGGTTGCCCAGATCGATAAGCCGGACGCCGAAAAGCTAAACCTGTTGAAGATCGACGCGCTGGGCCTGCGCACATTAGGGATTATCGAGGACGCGGGAGTCGTTACGCCGGAGGAGCTTTACAGCCTGAAGCTCGATGACCCCAAGGTGATGGATATTTTCAACGCGCATCGTTATAGCTCCATCTTCCAATTCGAGGGTTTCAGCCAGCGTCGCGTTGCGTCGCTAGTCCACATCGATAGCTTTCGCACTATCGATCATATCACGGCGCTCGCGCGGCCCGGGCCGCTGGGCGGCGGCGCGACCGACAAATATGTTCTGCGCAAGGCCGGCAAGCAAGAGATAGAGGCCGCACACCCGCTTATCGCGAAGATGCTAGAAGACACTTACGGTGTCGTCCTGTACCAAGAACAGGTGATGAAGATCGTCCGGGAGATAGGGAAATTTTCTTGGGAGGACACGACCGTTATCCGCAAGTCTATGAGCGGCAGCAAGGGCGTCGAATTTTTCAACCGTTACGAAGAGCAATTCGTGAAGGGGGCCGCGGGCGACGATATTAGCGACGGCACCGCACGGATCATCTGGCGGGAAATATGCGCCTTCGGAGCTTGGGGCATGAACCGCGCTCATACCTGTTCATACGCCGTCATAAGCTATTGGTGCGCGTGGATGAAAGTTTATCACCCCCTAGAGTTCGCCGCGGCCTGCCTTCGCGGCGCGAAAGACGACGACGGGGCGGTATCGGTTTTGCGCGAGATGGCGACTGAACATATCGGGTATATTCCGTTCGACATCGAGCGCAGCGCGGAGGACTGGAGCGTCATCGACGGGCATCTAGTCGGTGGGTGGAAAAACTTAGTCGGCATCGGGCCGGCGAAGGCGAAGGCGGCGCTAGAGGCCCGGGCCGGGGGGAAGCTGGACCGGGCGAAGTATGCAAAGCATGAGGTGAAATTCTCGGAGCTTTACCCGCTGAAGACCCGGTACGCCGACTTGATCGCTAACCCGGAAAAGTATGGGTGCCGTGAAGGGTCTCAAGTCGTAACCGCCGACCTGTTTCCGGAATCGGGCGACGTGCTTTACATCGGACGCCTCATCGAGAAGCGACAGAACGATAGCAACGAAGGCCGCCGCGTGCAGAAACGGGGCGGCAAGTTGCTGAAAGGCCCCACCCTTTTCGTGGACCTGATCCTGAAAGACGACTCTGGAATGGTTTTTATGTTCCGCATAGGCCGATTCGATTTCATGCCGCTCGGAAAGATCGCTTTTGAGAACCTTAAGGAAGGTGACGACTTGCTAGTGCGCGCCCGGCGCATTGCGAACTATCATTTCGCGGTAATCGAACGGCTTAAGTGCCTCAACCGACCGGAGGCGCTCGATGGCGCGTAAGCCGGAGCAACTACTGTGGGACCGCAAACGGCGGGCATTGCCGCGCGCTATCCATATTGAACGCATTGAGAACCTAGTCGGCGCCGGCACCCCGGACCAATGCGCGATCTATTGCGGCCGGGTGACGTGGATGGAAGATAAGATTGCTCACACGCCGAAGCGCTCTAGCACCCGTCTCCAGTTTAATCACCCGTTGGAGCCGGAACAATGCAACTGGCACCTAAACTGGTATCAAAAGGGCGGAACGAGCATCATCGTTATTGATGTTATCGCGCGAGGGATTTTCATGGTGCCCGGCTTCGCGGCGGACGAAGTGAATGAGATGACTGCCGAAAGCATCGCGCGCTACGCCGCGACGTGGACGAGCATTGACCGATATCTGAGGAATCACCGATGAAGCCGCTGGCGCTTGATCTTTTTTGCGGCGCGGGCGGCGCGTCGATGGGGCTACATCGCGCCGGTTTCACCGTGATCGGCGTCGATATAAAGCCTCAGCCGCGCTATCCGTTTTCGTTCATCCAAGGTGACGCGCTGCGCTATCCGTTAACCGGCTTCGATCTAGTTTGGGCATCGCCGCCGTGCCAAGGGTATTCCGAAATGAGGCACGCGCCGGGCGCGCTAGGCACCGCACCGAAATTGATTGGGAAAGTGAGAGACAGATTGCAGTCGGTTAACGCTTTATACGTTATCGAAAATGTCCGGGCCGCGGCAGCCGAAATGCGCGCGCCAATTACGCTTTGTGGATCGATGTTTGATCTAGGCGCACAAGGTTGCCAATTGCAACGGCATAGATTGTTTGAAATCAATTTCAAGATCGCGGTGCCGCAATGCGCCCATCGCGGCCCGGCAATTGGGGTTTACGGCGGCCACGCGCGAAAGCGCTCCGCTGCCCACGGCGGACGCGGCACTAAAGACGCCTTGGAAAGGCGGGCATCGCGCGGCGGAAAGCGAGGCATTAGGAATAGACTGGATGACGCTGTCCGAAATGAGCGAATCGATCCCGCCCGCCTATGCGGAGTATATCGGCAGGGCCGCGAGGAAGGAGCTTGAGACGAAATGAAAACAAAAGGCATGAAGCACCAGCTAGAGGCCATGCGGCGCATGCGCGGCCGGAAGTTTTTTGCGCTCTTCATGGAACAGGGCACGGGCAAGACGTGGTGCTATTTGAAGAAGGCTGAAGAACTATATACCGCCGGGGAAATCGACGCGGTGCTAGTCATCGCCCCGAAGGGCGTCCACACCAATTGGGTGCGGCGCGAGATACCGGCACATTGGGAAGGCAAGATCATCGCCCGCGCGTGGCAGAGCGGCGCCGGGGTGAAGGCTATGGCGCTGCTGCAAAAGCTATTCGAGCCGCGTGACCGGGGCGAGCAACCGCCTATGCGCGTCCTCTCGATGAACATCGACGCCCTCAATACGAATGCTGGTTTCGAGTATGCCGCGAAGTTTCTGCGGGCAACGCGGGCCATGATCGTCTTTGATGAGTCGAGCCGCGGCAAGAATCCGAAGGCAGAGCGGATGAAGGCCCTCATGAAACTCCGGACGCTCGCGGGATACGTGCTGATAGGGTCGGGCACGCCGATCACCAACGCGCCCACCGACGTTTTCGCGCCTTTCGAGTTCATGGAATCGGGCCTGCTTGGGACCGATAGCCACCGGGCCTTCATCGCGGAATATTCTTCGATCATGTCCCCGGATCATCCGATGATGAAGCGCATGGTGCAGAAGAACCCGCGCATTGCCTTCGCCCAGATCGTAGAACGCGATAAGGACGGCGCCCCGATCTGGCGTAACCTTGAAAAGCTGCAAGCGCTAATTGCCCCGCATTCGTACCGGGTGCTCAAACAGGACTGCTTGGACCTCCCGGAGAAAATTTACAAACAGGTTTACTTCGACCTAGCTCCGGCGCAGAAACGGGCCTATGCCGTAATGGAAAACCAATTCCGCATCGAGCTGGGGAACGATAGCATCGAGGCGGTAAGCAAGCTCAACTCAATAACGAAGCTGCAACAGATCACCTCCGGCTTCGTCATGTCGAAGACGATGGACGGGACTATCACGATTGGAGACGATAACCCGCGCTTAGCGGCGTTATTGTCTCTAATCGAAGACATCAATGGCCAATTCATTATATGGGCACGCTTCCGCGAAGAGTTGCGTATCATCGCCGCCGCGTTGCGCGAGGCCGGAATAACGACCGTCGAATATCACGGTGGTATCACGTCGAGCAAGGCGCGAGACGAAGCGGTGGACGACTTTCAGGCAGGCCGCGCGCGCGCCTTCGTCGGGCAACCGCAATCCGGCGGCATCGGGCTGACCCTCACCGCCGCGGAGAACGTCATTTATTATTCCAACGACTACAACCTAGAGACTAGGTTGCAATCGGAGGATCGCGCGCACCGCATCGGGACGAAGCGCAACGTAGTCTACACAGACATCGTTGCGGAAGACACGATTGACGAACCAATCGCGCAGGCCCTCCAACGCAAGGCGAACGTCGCCGCGATTATCCTTAACGACCCGGCTTGCTTTCTCGACGAGCGACGGGCAGCCTAGGCTTTGCAAAGAAAGGATACAATTTTGGCCAGAGTATTTGTTCCCCAGAAGCCTAGCCGCTTCGACAAGGCATCCAATCTGTGGGTGCCGACCGTCGATCTTAGCGCGGCAGAAAAGTATGGCGTTCTAAACGTCATGCTGCCGCCGGAGGCTAACCGCCTGCACACCGTTCCTCTTCTCGCTGCCCTGCGGGAGAAGATGAGCGAGTATAGCCGCGAAGACTATTTCGTGGCGATGGGCGACCCCACGATCATCGCCGCCGCGGCCTGCCTCGCGGCGATCAAAACCGGCGGCCTATTGCGCATGCTGAAATGGGACCGGCAGTCCAGCGACTATATCGCCGTGGAGTTCCAGATATGAGCAAGCCCAAGACCGGCGCGGCGCCTCTACACTTCACGCCCGCGACCGTCGATCCCGGCGACGCACTCGCCCGCATAACGGCCATGTCGGAGGCCCTGCGGGACGCGCAAGCGCGTGTCGCGACGGCGGCAGTGGTGCTAGCAGCCGCACAAAAGGACCAGTCGCGTATCGAACTAGAAGACCTCCCGGACCTTATGAAGGAATTGCGCCTCAAGGAAATTATGCTTGAGGACGGCTCTAAGGTTCTCCTCACCGAGGAAGTCCAATGCGGCATAACCGCTGCCAACCGGGAGGCCGCGCTAGAGTGGCTGCGCGCGAACGGGTACGGCGGCCTGATTAAGACCGACCTTTCTCTAGAGTTTGGCAAGGGTGAGGAAGAAGAAGCGCGGAGCCTTCTAGGCAGCATCCAGAAGCTGACGAACCGCCCTGTTGAGATTGGCGAAGGCGTTCACCACTCGACGCTCAAGAGCTTCGTTAAGGAACGCCGTGAGGCGGGCACGCAACTCCCCGCCGATCTATTCTCAATCCATCCTTTCGCTAAGGCGACCCTCAAGGCGCCGAAGGCGGCTAAGGTTAAGTGATAGGGCATTCCGCCCGCGGCCCTAACTAACGCGGGCAATAAAGGAGAATACACTATGGCTAAAGCTAAAATGACTGAGGTTGCGCGGCGCCCGGCCGCCGGACTGCCTGTAAAGGGCGGCGCGATGGACTTCGCGGCGGAAGCCGGGCGCGGCATGGAAGGGACGACTAACGATAGCTTCGCTATCCCCTTCCTGTCGATCCTGCAAAAAGGTTCGCCGCAAGTCGATGAGGCGTCGGGCGCCGTGCTTAAGGGCGCGAAGGCCGGCATGATCTATGAGACCGTCTCAAAAAAGCTGCACGACGGCAAGGCGGGCGTGATCATCCTGCCGTGCGCCTATAAGCGCACCTTCCTGCGGTGGGGCGCGCGCGACAACGGCGGCGGTTTCAAAGGCGAGTTCACCCCGGAAGCGGTCGCGAAGATGCGCGGCGACGGCACGATAAAGGATTTGGAAAACCGGCTTTACTTCCCGATGCCGGACGGATCTATCAACCTCAAGAAGTGCGACCTGATTGCCGATCACCGCAATCATTTCGTGCTGCTGATCGATGAAGACGAAGGCACGGCGTTGAAGTCTCTGCTGTCCTTGAAGTCCACCCAGATCAAGAAGTCAAAGCACCTCATGTCGGTCCTCGCGGATATCCGCATCGGCCCGGCTGGCGGCAAGTTCTGTCCGCCGACCTATGCCAACAAGATTGGCATGGTGACTGTCCCGGAAAAGAACGACGACGGGACGTGGTACGGCGTTGAGTTCGACTTGCGCGGCCAGCTCGTTGCCGGCGAGGAAAACTACTATGAGATGGCCCGCGATTTCCATGCCTCCATCGCGAAGGGCGAGGCGACCGTTAAGTATGACGACATGGACGAGCGCGGCGAACTCAACGCCCCAACACGCGGCTTCTAGCAATGGCAACGCAGCGCATGCCGGATTGCATGCGCTGCCCCGCCTGCGGCGCTGCCATGACGCATTACGAGACCGAGGCCGAAGGCAGCAGCGACGTTCTATTCCCCGTCGCCTATTGGGCCTGCGACGAATGCCCTAAATACGTCCACGATTGGGACGACGATTATGAGGAGCCGCGTGCGTGAAAGATCGCATCACTATCACCCTAATCATCGCGCTCGCCGCCGTGCCTATCGCAGGCATCTGGGGCAGCGTCGAGATGCGCAAGCTTGCGCGCCGCGCGCCCCTTAGCGAGACGGAGGCCGCGCTAGCCTATGCCTGCGGCTACCGGACCGGGCAGTATGCCACCATGCGGGCAATGCCTGCCCTCTTCCCCTCCCCGGAGCCGCCGGACGAGGCATGCGCCCGCTGGACGGTTATCGCCGCGCAGAAAGGTTTTAATTCATGACGAACGACGAAGCGGATTTCGCGTTGCTCTCGTATACGAACGAGAAACTCAAATTTGCTATACCTTTCGACGCCGGCCTTGCCCCCGAAACGCAGGCCACATTCGAGCGCGGTATCGATAACGATTGGTTTACGTTTGTCGATTTTTATGAAATTAACTCGATGCCGTGCGTGCCTATGCGGATTTTCAAATTGACTCCTGCCGGTGTCGCGCGGCGAGCAACGCTCATGAAAGGCACGCTATGATCGAGATTGAAAGAATGTCTGAAGAGAACGCCGAAGCTTGCTTTGTGCTGCCGGCGATGCGAGTGAACCGGGTATACGTTCACATCGACAATTCGCTAACCGTGCGGCTCGCGTTCTTCGATCAGCGGTCGGCGGATAGCCCGTTACACCCGCGCGCCTCCATCGATATGTCGATGCCCGATATCGTGAATATGCGAGACCTTTTATCAAACATGATCGACTCCATCGAATCCGGACGGGCAGTGATGGGTACCATACAATGAAAGGCCTAGCCGCGCGCGCCACGTCAACCAATTCGATAGACGTTTACACTATCGACCAGTGCGCCGCTTTCCTAGATGAAAGAGGGTTCAAGATGGCGGCGAAAGCGCTCCACGAAGAAGTGGCTAAGATCATGCGCGCCGTCGAGAAACAGGAAGTGGAGCGGGCTAAGGTAGCTGCCGCGCGGCGCGATTTGGAAAAGGGGCGGGCGACATGAGCCCTTATCCTAAGCCGCTTCACTATGAAGATTTACCCGGCCGTGGTCCGTCGATGCGATTCCGGGTAGGTGACGCGAACGACAATTTTGTTCGCGATTTCCGGACGGAGGAAGAGGCTAGAACGTTCGTGCGCCGAGCGAACGCGCAAGCGATTCTCGACGCCGCGCCTTCGTGGAGATATTGATGAATCGAGTCTGCGGTGATTGCACCTTGTGCTGCCGGCTCATCCCTGTCGAGGCGCTGGGCAAGGCCGCGGGGAAGCGCTGCAAGAGCCAGCGCGCAACCGGGTGTGCGGTCTATGCGACCCGGCCCCTATCGTGCCGTGCGTGGTCCTGCCGGTGGCTGCTAGGCGACGCCCTGCCGCGGCCCGACCGCGCGGCCTACGTCGTGGACCCTTCCCCGGATTACGTCGAGGTGAATGTTTTGGACTCGGAAGAAGTGCGACGGATTCCGGTTATTCAAATATGGGTCGATCCTCGCTACCCCGATGCCCATCGCGACCCGATGCTGCGCGCCTACCTCCTAGCGGCGTCTGAGGAAGGGCTAGCCGCGGTCGTGCGCTACGATGCAACCCGCTCGCTTGCGCTCTTCGCGCCCGTCTTTACGGGCACTGGCGAATGGCGCGAGCATCCGGCTAACGTGGTGGATCGCGACCCCGCGATGATGGATAAGGTTTTGCAAAGGAGGGATTTATTTTCGCTGGTTGACCGTGCTATACTCGCTCCTAGAAAGGATACATTTACAAAATGTTGAAAATGCTGATACGTCAAGCAATCGAGGCGATGTGGGCTAAGGCATTCCGCGGGCTGCCCGTCGCGGAGCGCATGCCGGAGCCCACCGAAGAGCAACGCGCATGGTACGGCCGGCGCCCGACGAAGGTCCGGGCAATGTCGGATATCGGTTGCCGCTCGATGATGGCAAGCAACGCCTTCCACGATACCGGCCGCAGCGTCGCTATCCCGGGAGGCGTCCCGTTTGCGGAACCGTTCACGACAAGGCATGCTGCGCACGCGATGCCGAAGGCGCGGATCGTTTGGACCGGAACGCCGGAGCCTGCGACCCTTGCCGCGACGAAAGCGGTTATGAAAAGAAAGGTCCGGAAATGATTATTATAATCCCCTGCCTTTTCCTCGCCGGTTTGCTGGGCGCCTTTTTTCTTATCCATCTAACCCGGAGGTTTCCGTGATTGCCCGTTGGATTGGCATGATTATGACTATCGCGGGATTTCTGATCACTACCCTAGGTGTGTTTCTAATCTTCACCGAGGCGCGCGCGGCGGATTGGCGACGAGTAGACTCGATTGACGGGCGGGTATTCGGTGTTGATTTCGACACGATCACCGCAGACGGCGGCGGTATCGAGGCGAACGTGTACGAAGACGCCGGGCGCTTCGATCCTGCGAAGCTGCGCCGGTTCCGGTTCGATTGCCGGACAGGCTGGCACGTCGATCTAACGGCCTTCGTGCAGGCCCGCGCGGCCCCTCTCTCCGGGGCAGGCCGCATGGCTGCTCTAGCGTGCGCCGAAGGCCGGCGCCGCCGCCTTATCCCTTCTGCGGACCGCATGCCATGAAGGGCCATGCCTCGTTTGAGGATTTGACCCCGGAAGACCAAGCCGCGGCAGTCGCCTATTGGCGCGACCAGTCAGTGAAGCTAGACGCCGCGCACCCGCTAATCCGGTGGATCGTTAACCATGCGGATCGTCCGGAGGAAGTGAATAAAATCGTCCGTGGCTCCTCCGTGACGCCTATCCGGCAGGGCGGCCGGCGGGTCGCGGTCATCCGGATAAGCACCCTCACCTATTTGCACATCGAGATGGACCGGCGGGCGCCGATGCCGCCGCGCTAGCGCAACCGATAATTTTATCCACCGACCACAAAATAGTTGTTGAACACCGGCTAGGACAGGACTACATTCTGAATATCGAAACGCAGAAAGGAATACGGAAATGACGAACAACAGCAAAGTCGGCGACCGCGTGATCTGCAACGGCTACCCGGGCACCGTCACCCGGACGAAGGACTCAGCCGGCTCCGCTTGGATGGGCGGCATGATCGAAGTCCGGCTTGCAAGCGGCACCGTCTGCGTCTCCGATTCGGCCCCCGACGTGACGCCGCTTCGTGCCGCCTAGCCCCTTCCCCTATCGGACCAACAGGAGAGAGACATGAGCAAGCGCCAAAAGAACTACCAAGACTTCCTCGCCATTGCGCGCCGTCAATCGACGGGCTGGTTGCAGCGGTGCGCGGCGGAACCCAGCGAGGGAATGAACCGCGTTGCCATCGTTCGCTTGGCCCTGCGCACCGTTCTGCGGGAGCGGACAGGCGTCCCTTACCGCGATATCAGCCATGTGACCGAGTATGGCGTGACATCTCGCGTGCAGAACGCCATCCGCGTTTTCTGACCCTCCTACATCCGCCGCTCACGGGCGATGGATCGCGGTCCTGAAAATGGGGACGATCACCTATCTGCATATCGAGATGGGCCCGCGCGCGCCGATGCCGCCGCGCTAGCGCTACGATAAAAATAATTGAAGAAAAGACAAAATAGCCCTTGCGCGCCGGGCGCGGCCTGTCGATCTATAGCGGCGTCGAGACCTTCAAGCCTTTCGGCTCCTACTCGATGGCCGCCAGCATTCACGCCGACGACAAAGACCTACGCGCCGCCTAACGCGAAACGAAAAAGGGCGGCCCTCGCAGGCCGCCCTTAGTCGGTAGACTCCCGCGTCCGGGGAGGGAACCGGGCGGGTTTACCGAACTCACCCCTTATCGGAATCAATCAACGCTTGCGCTTCCGCCGCGCGATCATCTAGCGCCGCCTGCTGGTCCTGCATCATCTTGTTGATTTCGTCCATCTCCGCGGCATTCGGGCCGCGATCTTCCGCCAGCATGTTCTTGATGTTGGCGTAAAAAAGTTCCGCGACCGAATCGACGGCGCCGCCGATTTTGATGGCGGCGGTGACGATAGTGCTAGCGAGGCTCGCATACTCCGCGATGCTCACGATGATCGCCGCGATAGCGCCCATCTACTTGCCTCCCAGCTTGATGTTATACGACGACATGATAGAAACGACTGCTTCCACCGCGCGTTCAACCGCGATCACCTTGTCTAGGATCGTCGCGCTATCCGACGTGGTCGCCGCGACGACGCCTTGCGCGGCCTTGATCGCCGTCACCCCGGCATCGCCTGCCCGGGCGATCCGGACCACGACGGCAGGGCTTGCGCAGGCGGGCGGGGCCGGTGCCCCCGCGTCGCTGCACCACGGCTGCTGGGCGTAGGCAATCGCCCCGGATTGGGCAGAGACGAGGGCCGCCTGCGCTTCGTAAATCCGCTGGGCCGGCGTCTTAGCTGCCGTCACCACCGAGAGAGGGGTGCAGGCCGTGAAAGCGAGGAGGGCGAGCGTCGCGAGGAAGGCCCTCATTTCGGCACCACGTTTTTGTTGGCCGGGTCTTTCGCGACCGCGACAACCTCTGGCTGGGCAACCGTGGTATCGACTTGCACCTTGACGCCCGGGACGTTGCCTGCCGCCGTCGTGATCGCGGAATCGCTCTTGCTATTCGCGCCCCAGATCGCCGCGCCGACAATCGTGGCGAGCGGGACGAGGGCGGTCACGATGTCGGTGATCGATGTCATAAGCGCCGATGCCTGAGCGGTCGTTAGCGTGCCTTTCGCAACCATGTATCCGCAGACGCCCGATAGGAGCGGCGGCCCGACGTTGCGCAAAACCGATTTCCACTGTTCAATATTCATATCTTCCTTCCTCTCTTTTAGGCCGGAGGCCGCGCCGGCCGCGCGTTCGTTAACCGCCGGTGTCCGGCGGAACAAAACAAATAACGCCGCTCGCGGGGGACCAACAAAGGTGGGCTTCTACTACATTCGGGTTTCGCTCCCGGATGATGCGCGAATCCGGTATCTCGATCCAGCGCCCTTCCTGCCTCAGCCAAGCAACCCATCGCCCCGCGTGCATAACCGCTTGCGTCGGCTCACAGTCACCGACTTCGATACCGCCGTTTTCAATTCGGGCATCGCAGCACGACAGGCTAGAGCCGGGTTGCTTCCAGTACCGATAAAAGTCATTGTGGAACGGACTATGCTGTTGCGCGAGCGCGGGCGCCGCGAAAAGCAAAAGCGCCACGCGCCACATTTAGATGCCTAGCGCCGCCTTCACGGCGGGGCCTGCGATGCCGTCCGGGTCTAGGCGCTTCGCTCGCTGGAACGCGACTAGCGCGCGGTAGGTGTTAGCGCCGAACCATCCATCGCTGCCCAACGGAAAGAAGCCGGCCTTTTGCAAGGCGCGCTGTAGGAACACAACGTCATCGCCGTGGCAACCCTCGAACAAGAGGCGCGCACCGATAGGCGCGGCCGGCGCGTCGATGATAGGGAGCTTAGGCCAGTCTGCTGCCGGCTCCGCGGTGTCTTTCTTCCCGTTCTTTACCGGCTTGCCGTTCGCCAAATCTTCCGGTGACGTGAACGGCACGGCGCCGAAACGGCGCGAAGCGTCGAGGCCGAAGAGCGCGCGCCAGTCGTAGACCGGGCAGGGCCGCGGGTCTATTTCCGTATGTCCCCAGACCGTCACCGGGCGACCGAGCGCGACATAGGCCGCATCGATAGAACGGACGAGCGCTAGGGTGCCTGCAAGGCCCTCCGGCGTCCACGCCTTGCTGCCTTGCGTCGAGATAGCGATGGTGGCGACGTTGCCCCTCCCGCCCTCTCCTAGCTGCGCAGCCGGTAAAAGCTCAAGCGGCCTTCCGCTTGAGCTTGTCCCTGCCTTATCGACCACGAAATGATAGCCGATGCCTGCCCAGTTGCGCGGCGGTGCCTTATGCCATTCGTCAATCGTCGCGGCGAGCCGCGGGCCGCGATACTCTTCCGTATCCGCGTCACTATCGGTGCAGTGCATGAATACCCGCGTCACGTCCCGCGCGGGCGGCCGGAACGTCGAAGGGTCGAACGTCGAAAATTTCCACATAACAGTTTCCTTACGGTGGGCGGCGATTCGGGGCCGGCAATGACCAGACGCGCTCCTTGAGCTTATCAAGCTCATCGGTGTTCCGGTTCGTCGCGCGCTCTTGAGCTTCTATGCGCGATGACATCAATTTGTTCATCCCCTCTATCGTTGAAAGAGAAATATCTATTCTGTTCACCGCGCGCTGAGTCTCCTTGACTATCGCCCAGACCTCCGTCCCGAGGATACCACCGAGCCCGAGAAGAAGCGGCATTCCTATGGCCATCATGGAGCGAGCGAGGAGCCGCAGGCCGGCGTTCTCCGCTGCGCGGTTTAATCGATCCCCTTTCCCGGTAGCCTGATCAGCCACGGCATGAGCGCGATCTGTTGCGGCGTTATCGCCCGAGGAACGCCCGTTTTTGTCTACGCCCCACATGGCGCTACGCAAAAACGAGAACGTCAAAATAAACCGGATCGTGATACCCTGTAGGGGATTCGCCAAATCCGATGGCAAAACTAGTGCTGGTCCGCGCCACGTCTGCGTTTATCGACCCGTAAAGCAATTGTATGGCCAAGGAAGCTTCCGCGGTAATCACGGTGACGTAAGAAGCATTCGCGGCGGCGGCGGTCATCGTTATTGTATATTTTCCTAACGCGGTACGGACCGCGTTATTCATGTTGAATCCGCTTATCAGCGCGCCCGTGCTGCCGTTGAATAATCCTTTCGCGATAGGCCCGGCGCTTCCCGAACCAGACTGACTAATGCTATTCGTCATCCCGGTCAGTGCGACGCCTACGTTAAAGAGCGCGCCCGCGGTTCCGGCCGGTGTTGATCCTACATGGCTAAAAGAAACGCCGGACGTGCCGCCGATTGCGTTGCTAGGGTACTCGCCCTGCCCGGGGTTAACCGCGAAGGCGACGCCCACTTGCCCCGCGGCGATGCCGGATAGCGCGACGCCCACGACCGCCGACGCCTCCACCTTCTGGATGCCTAGCAGGGTCGCGGCAGCCGATTGCTGGTCATAGACGAAGATCGCGGTGAAGTCTCCGTTATGCGTCGGATTGACCGGCTGCCCCGTGGGCGGGCTAGTCCCGGTATAGAGGCCGCCGCCGCCCGATAGGACGCGCGGCCAGAGCGTTCCGGTGGTCCCTGCCGCCGTTCCGAAGGCCGTAGGAGCGGTCCGGACGTAGGGCGCAACGGTGCCCAAGGAGGCGTCGGGAAGCGCTACGCTCATCCAATACTGCCCTGCCGTTGCGCTGCTAGCCGCGAGGACGACGAGTAGGCCGTTAATTACCCGGGCATCTAGGGCATAGGTGCTGGCCGATAGGGTCGCGACGCCTAGCCCGCTGCCGGCCGCCCCGGAGACGCCTGCCGTCGAGATAGGGACGACGTAAAGCCCGTTCGCAGCCGAGGAAAACCAAGCGAGCCAGAATTGCGAGCTATCGGAGGTGAGCTTAGTCTGCGGGTAGGTAGTCGAGTTGAGCGTATTGCCTACGCTGTAAGGCGTTCCTTGCACGGCGCCCGCGTTAGAGTAGACGCCACAAATAAGGTTGGTTCCGTTCGCAACCGCGATGGCGAAAAATCCGGTGATCTCTATATCCAATTCTAGAAAACCGAGCGTCGCGGTCGTATCGAGATTAGTGGCGGAGACAACGCCCGCGCCCGCGACCGAAACGACGACAAAACTAGTGCCTGCGATGCCTCCGGCAGTCATCGTGCCACGGAAGGCGCAAACGAGATTGCCGTTGCTGATCTGGCCGAGCTTTAGGAACTCTTGCGCAGCGCCGCCCGCGAGCGTCGCAATAGAGATTGCTGTCTGGACTGCGGCGCCCGTGTTGCTATAGGTGACGAGATTGATTGCCGTGCCTGCCGAAGTCTGAAACGCAATCGCGAAACCGCCGCCCGTCAGGACGCATGCCGAATGGTAAACAACGTTCGTTGCCGTGCGCTCCGTTCCGACCGAGCTAGGCCCGGCCACGAGAGTTAGCGCCGCGTCGAAAATAACGAAGTACAGGGCGCCCGCCGCGCGCGCATAGACGCAAGCGTAGGCCCCGCTCTGGAGTTGAAACATCTGCGGGTTGTTATTCGCGTTCGCGTTTGCGTCGAGGGTCGCGGAAGAGATAAGGACACCGGCAGCGGAGTATTTGTAAGCGACGAGATAACCGCTGGAGTTGGTCCCAACAATATAGATGTTGCCTAGACGGTCGCGGGCCGCGGGCATGCGCGAACCGGCCGCCGGCAGGGCCGCGGCAACAAGCGAGGTTTGCGCTCTTACGATCCCGGCGTTGGCAATCGCGGCATAGTCCGCCGTTGCAACGGTCCACGCTTCGTTGCCCGGTCCGCCGATTTCCACCACGTCATTGATATTGACGATAGAGGAGCCGCCCGCAACCGAGATGCGCTGACCGTTCTTAATGTTGTTCGATAGTCCGCCACTCATTATACCAACTCCCAATTGCCGGACTTAAAGGTGATGACGGTTTCGGACCACGACACGTCTAGCGATAGGTCCGCCGCCTGCCCTAGGATCGTATTGCCGTTGCGCGCGAGGACGCAGGCATTTGTGCCGAACGTCCCGTAAATGTCGCGGAAGAGATAGTTGTCGCCTAGGATGCCGCCCGCCTCCAGCGTGATCGTTATCGATGACGCGGAAGTATCCACGTCATAGACACCGGGCACTAGTGAGGAGCTAGTCGAGACGTAAACCGCTTGCGCCGAGAAGACACGCGGCACGGGTACTGCCGTCATAACGAAATTGCCAGAGGCATCGGCATTGATCGTTACGTTCTGATTCGGGCCTAGGGTTATCGTCCCGTCCACCACGCCGTTGAGCGAGCGCCCGGACGGAACCGAGATAACGTCATTCGCTGAAACGTCTTCATTGATGATCGAAACGGACCAACCGTTAGCGACCGTCCCGAGGCCGGGGAGCGTATCCGTCATCGCGCTCGCGCCGTTGCTGCGCACGATTACCCGGCCGGAATCCGCGACAACAAACGGATGGGAGGCGCCGGAAACGTAGGCCACCCGGAAGAGGATAGAGAGAGGCGCCCAGACCGCGGCAGCCGCGAGCCCGCTAGTCGTGCAAACCCAGAACACCGAGTTGGTGCTATCCCAACAGAGCGACGGCGCGCTAGTCGCGCTCGCGGCCTGCCCTGCGACGTGCGTGTTAGGGTCTCCTGCCCAGACCTGTTCGATTGCAACGAAGAGCCAGCCGGCGCCGCCGGTATCCGGGTCCGTTACGTTGCTGTCGGTAGTCGAAATCCACCACCCTAGGCCGTTTGCGGCGAGAAGAGCCGCGCCGGCAGGATAGCCGCTAATCTCCGCGGAGAAAGTCGCGTCATAAGAGACCGGGCCGCCCGCGCCCTGCCACTTAAGCCAAGCGGAGATGGCGTTGAGAACGCCGTTCATGTCCTCGCCAAACGGCGGAATGCCGCCGGAGGCAGTCGGCTGGAAGTTGGCCGCGACAAACCCCGCAAACCAAGATGCTCTGCCGGGGACCGCAGTAGTCGGCGGGATAGTCGTTATTAGTGACGGGTCCGCGAACGCGGCGAACGGCGTCGGAATTTTTACGGGAATGTCTGCCGCGAGCATATTTACACCACGCTGTATAGCACGCGCACGCCAGTAGGGCGCGGCAGGACATTGGAAGTCTCGATGATCGAAAGCTCCACCGGAGTCGGCGTGAAGCCGAAAGTGTAGGTCATAGTCATGTTCTGGTTATCGGTGACGTAGCACGGGCCGCGCTCCGGGAAGAGCAATTGCAGGATTGCGTTAATCCCGGGAACCGAACCAAAACATATATTGTGCAGAGCCTTCGCGAGGATAAGGACGCGGTAGGCAGTATCGGACAATGCAACGCTAGTCGTTAGATTGTTGCCGCTATAGAACGGCGAGACGTTGAAAGGGTCGTAATCCGGCAACCCTTCCTCGAAACCGAAAAAGCGGGTTGTCACCGAGAGAACGCGATTGACAACTACGATCCGGCCCCAGACATCTAGCCCGAAGGTTTCGCACGTCGCGATATTCCAGACCTTATCGTAAAAGGTATCAAACAAGGCTTTCTGGTCTAGGGCCGTGGCGAATCCGGCGATGATCGTTAGCAGCCTATCGCTGTTGCCGTACTGGCTTATAATCGTCGCTTCCCAATCAAAGGAATCGCCACCAATGACGATTTCCCCGGCGCCTATCGCGCCGGAGCCTACGGTATGGGGAAAGAAATCGGTCATTTATTTGCAGGAGAAACCGGCTTAGGTTTCGCGGCTTCCTTCAATTCGGCAAGCTCTTTCCGGACGGCAGCAAGCTCGCTCGTGGCCTGCTGCGCTTGGAGCGAGACGCGAGCCACGCGAGTATTAGCTTCGTTGAGAAGCTCGGAGAACGGGGCGCACGCCGCGAGCGGGTCTGGCGCCTGAGCGAGCGCGACGGAAGGAAGCAAAAGCGTAACGAGAAAGAAACGTTTCATGAACAACCACCCTTTGTTTGTAGATCGCGCATGATACTATTAAAGAGGGACGCGCGCACGTTTCTAGAGCAACGATGCGCGAACAAATAATTTGTCTAAATCTCTATCCGAAATGCCTACATCTTTCGCGACTTTAATCAATAAAGGATCATCGCGCTCGAAAAGCGACGCACGGTTCCATAAAATTTCAGTAAGGCCACCTATCTTTTTGACCGTCTCGGAAACCTTTTCGTATAACTCTTTATCACAAAGCACTCTTATAAACTTTCCTGCGAAAACAGGGAGAACAATAGTCTCCCTTGGTGGATTCGGGTTTGAAGGTTTTCCGTCATTCCAAGTCCATCCAAGAGAAACAGTGCCGCCGAATTTATAATCCTTCGTTCCTTTCGGCGACGGCGGATCGTAAAGATTTTCCGGGATGATATCTTCAACGATATTGTCGCGAACAATTACGATGTTCATTGAAAATATCCCCCGTCCATACAACCGCCCGGCTTGTCTCCCGGGAAAAACGTTTGCGCGGCAGGATCGCCTTTCGATAATCCAGTGAATACCCGCGCATTAGAAAACGATCCGTAACGATTCCCCGTCGCCGCCCCGTGCGAAACCTTCGCCCCCGTTGCATCAATTCCGCCACCTAGGTCCGCTTGCGCGAAAGCGCCCGAGAAATTAGGGGCGCCGGAAATAATAAGATTACAACTCAGGTTTATCTGGCCGCCGCACTCCGCGGTTGCCGCCGAACGAAACGGACGATGAAGCCAAAACAGATCACCGATCCCGACAATCATCGAACGTGGACTGCATACGTCTAGGCTTATGTCCATTTCGTCAAAAAACAAATCACCTACCTTAACAACGCCTTCGGACGATACGACGCCCATGCCTCCGGGAGACCTCAACGTCATGCCCTGCACCGCGAAGCGCGCGTCGTCTCCGGCCATGAATAAAAACGCTGCGTTAGGCGACGATACGATGAACTGGCTTGGCGAACCGCCGTGAAATGCGAAATCTTCCGGAGCCTTTATGCCCGTCATCGGGCCAAGCAACGTACTACCGCCAGCAAGATTCCCGACCATTTGAATAGTTATCTTGCGGCCGCCCAAATCTAGTTTGTCTCGACACCAATCATAGGCATGCTGATTCGTGCGCCACGGACGCGCGGCAGAGCCGTCACCGTTATCGTCGCCCGTGGTCGCGACGTAATACGTCCGGTTAGAAGTAAGATATTCGCGCATCAGTAATTATAATGAATTTTAACGAGCCATCGCCCCGAACCGCTCGCGCCGCCCGCCGTTCCGCCGGTTCCCGCCGTTCCGGCAGTGGCCGACGTTCCAACCGCATAGTCGTAGCTCGCGGCTGGATTACTGATAATAGCGTAACATCCACCGCCGCCGCCGC